CCAGCAGAGCCACCAACGCACTGACCTGCCATATCCGTCAGGTCTGCACGGAATTTATCAACCAGCGCACCAAACTGTGCTGCGTGATTTCCGGGCGTGCCGTCAAAATCAAATTCCCCCTGCATCCACACCACGGCAAACAGCACATTTTTCGGGTTCTTCTTCAGTGCTGCTTTTGTTCGACCGATAAGGTCCTTATACAGCGGCTTTTCCACACCCCAGCGGGTTGAATTCTCCGAGGCACCACTCGCGTCACTGTATGTGCCATCGGCTCCGGTGGTGAACGCTGAACCACCACGACAGCACGGAACCAGCAGAATGCCCGCATTCGCCGGTATAAACGGCAGCAATTTTTTGGCGATATGCAGCCCCTGCCCCACGGTTCCGTACTGCCCCTTTGACAGGTCCGCTTTCGGATGGTTAAGGCGGCTCATGTCCTGCACATCATGCAGACAATGGTCCGCCGGAATGATGTCGTTATACTTACAGGCGGCACCTCCCGGTGTCACCGTACTGCGACGCGCTAACTGTTTAATTCGTGGATCAGGACTGTCGAATGTATCCGGTAATGGCAGTCCCTCACCGTATGACATACCATTGGACTGACCAGCAAGCGCGATCACATAGTAATATTCTGGCGCAACAGAAGGCGCTGAGGTCGTCGGACGGTTGCCTGGCTCCTCTGGTGATGAGATGCTCCCCTCACTCACAACTGGCTGGATGAACTCCGCACCATAACCAGCTGTCGAAATCAGCGCACTACCATAAGGCTGCCACCCTTCCTTCAGTTTTTGAGTTATTCGTTCCGCAAGGTCTGACGGCGACGCCGCCCTGACCACGTCATAGTGTTTAAATGCCATGAATCCTCCCGGTCGGGATAATGTGTGAGTCAGATGAGGAGCGGGCTGAAGTCCGGAAGTTACAGGACAATGGCAGAAGGAAGACTACAGCCCGAAATACGAAAAAGGCCGCGCAGTTGCGCAGCCTTATGAATCCTGGTTAAAATGATTTCGATTATTAAAACGAGTATCTCATGCAATTGCCCGAACCCACTCGGGCTTTTTTACATGTAAAAAGGCCCCTGCTATGAGAGGCCTTGGTATATGCCTAATCTCTGTATACTGCATGGTGCCGGGTGCCTCCCGGTGAGTTCGGCCTGGTACCACCGAACCCGTGTCGATAATGAATCACAAGCAAGGATTTTTCACCAGTCGCCCCTCCACACAGGGGGATTCACCATGCGAAATTTTTTTAACAAATGCTCAGTCTGACAGGCAACTGTCAACTGACTGAATTGTGACACAGATTACACTTGTTACCCACATACCACGAATCAGGTTATGCCTCAGTCATTATTAAACTGCACTTCAGCAAATCCGGAGCCTGATTCACAGGTACTGGATTTGATTGTGACAGTCATTCCTGTCAACTGAGCACTTTGCAGTAACGGTTGCAGATTCCAGCGACTGGTCCAGTATTCTTTCCCGTCAACCTTCACTGTAAATGTGTCATCCTCATTATACTTGGAAAACTCAATTTTACCTTTAGCACAATCCGCCGCCATTGCATTAACAGAAGCTAATGCAAATAAAACCGCCATAAACATCTTCTTCATGCTTAACTCCTTTATTTACCCGTTGTATATAAAAACTGTGACTTTCTGTTCAGAAACGCTGCAGCTGTATTACTTTCCCATAATGTATTGTTTATTTTTATAACAGGCCTGTCGCCAGTTATCTGACATTCTGGTTGACTCTCTTCATTCACGGCGCGAACAGAACGCGCCCCCTGATGATGGCAATTCAGTATAACGGCCACAGTCCCCAGTATCGCTGATATATTATTAAAGGATATTCTCCCCACTCTGACACCATCCTCTCCCCGATACTCCGGAAGCACATTGCTGATTCGCCCCCAGTTCAGAGTGAGGTCCACGTCTCCCGGCGTCATCGTATACACAGGAGCAGTTTCAGACAGTGCCTGACGAAATTCTCTCTGTATCTGCCTGAAGCGTAAGGCTTCTGCTGTGACAGTGACAAAACGCAGAACTGCTCTGGATGCATCTCTGGTCATTGTATTACCACTGAACTCCATTAACGCCAGATATGATGAAACCAGTGAGTGACGACTGATTTGCATTCCGGAACGTTCCAGCGCTGCGACACGTTGCAGAGTGGTATAACTGCTGTCCGTTGTCATGGAAACCGTTGTCACACCGGGCACTGATATATGTGTAAAATCTGAAAAACGGTAGAAAGTATTTGTTGCCGTATTAACGAACCCGGCCACATATAAATTATTTTGCTCAATAATCAGACGAAGATGGTCAAAACGCGCCTGATAGACATCAAGCCCTCGTATATCCACAGCAAAATAACTGCCCGGTGGGGTGTGGTTAATAACAGACACCGATGTGGTCCCCTGAGATATATGTTCAAGAGGGGTCGATATCTCTGTCCGTATACTATTTAACGAAGAGACATAACTTTGTTGGGTCGAAAAGTCTATCGTAAACTCCCGGGAATAGGATACCGAAGAAAAACCCAGTAACAGGCACAGTACCCATTTAAATAATATACACTTCATATACAGGTGTTCCTTTTGGCTGAAGTAATCAGCACCAGACCCGGCGCAGATATAAAAAAGGCCCGCAAAAGCGAGCCTGGTAAATAAATATGGCGCGTTGTACTGGATTCGAACCAGTGACCGATTGCTCAGAAGGCAATTGCTCTGTCCGGCTGAGCTAACAACGCAGAATACAGATAATGGACCGCCATCGAGGACTCGAACCCCGCGCAACCAGCTTCGAAGGCTGGCGCTCTGTCCTGATGAGCTAATGGCGGTATGTGATATGGTGGCCCTTGCTGGATTTGAACCAGCGACCTGGCGATTATGAGTCGCTCGCTCTCACCACTGAGCTAAAGGGCCGGGCGCAGGATAATAACGTTACGAAATCAATGTTGCAAGCATTCAAGAATCACCTGGTTAAAAATTACCCTTGCTTCCTCCACCAGCGCATTCACCATGTCTATCCGAGATAAGTGGCACAAAAAAACCCGCTTGTGGGCGGGTTTTGTTTGCTTTTGCCATCACGTACAAAATCGGCAAAATATCAGATTTGCATGAAATATATGCCTTTCAATCTACTTTTGCAACACTTTGCTTTGAAAATGCCGCCTTTTGTTTTGAACGCGTTCTCATTACAAACAATAAAGCCTCACTATCCAGTCGGTGAAAAATGTGTTTCATTGCAACCCAGTGACGAGTAAATGTTTTGGACCAGTTTTTAGTTGTCACTCCCACCAGTAATGCCAGCTCCTTGTATTCATAACCTTCCCCACCAAAAAGTTCTGCTTTTACTGCCTGCGCCGCCAGCCAGATTAATTTTTTCAGGCGTTCCTGCGTTTTCCCTGCAATTTTTCTGGTACCGGATTGAGTATTAAATTCATTCCACGCCCACTGTGTTATCGCGATCTGATATTCCCAACAAATACTCCCGCTGTAACACCACAACAACCAGGCTTTATGATGTTCTTCAAGAGACAGAACAGCCCGCCGCCACGATGATGTCGAAAACTCAACCGGACTGACCAGAGGAATTGACGTCACCTTCGCCAGCGATTGCTTTCCCGGGATTGGTGGATTATCCCGCGTTATCATTTTTCCAGTCACTTCATCGCGGTACCGGATTTTTTTTCGCCTGTAACGCCCTGTATCGAACATGGCATTCTCCTGCCAGGCTTCAAGCTGACCTTTTGTTGCCCCACTCAAATCGGCGGTAGCGATAATGAGCAGCTCACGCACAAACTGTAAATAGTGGTTATTCATGCGCACTCCAGTTCTGTGATTTTTATCCCCAGCCGCTCACCAGGAACGAGCTGACCGCGCACAATATTGATTTCATCAAACTGCTCATCGTCCATTAGCAACCCCGCATGCGTCAGCGCATCCAGCGGCGCTTTCAGAATATTGTCCAGGTCACGGCGGCGCTTATCCGGTGGCTCGGCAATAATCTTTATCGCCAGCCTTCCGGACAGGCTTAATTTCAGCCGCTGCTGGCGAACAATAAGCGCCACAGCCCGGCGATAACGCTCACCGGCTTTTGATACAAAATATGTGCTGCCACGACGTCGCCAGTAGGTGTTCACCGTCGGCGGGTAAGGTAAAACCAAATCTATGAGCATCAGTCACCTCTTTTACCCGAGCACGCCAGTCGCAAAGGCGTGATCAAGAAAACGAAAAATTAACTCAATCTGAGAGCCGTACTTTTTCTCAAACTCCAGCGGGTCTGCATGAAGTTCGTTGTGGTGCTCCCGGCACAACGGTAGCGTGAAAATATCGTGGGCCTTTGTCCCCATTCCCCCCTGACCATGACCAATCAGGTGATGCGGATCGTCAGCAGGCTTACCACAACACGCACACGGCTGTGTCTTTACCCAGCGCGTGTATTTCTCATTAACCCAGCGGCAACGTTTAGG